GACATCAAGATCATTGAGGCGCTGCGACCGGGCGCGCCTCGCGTGCAGCCGACGGCTTACAACAAATCATCACGAGGGAGTGGCAGTATGCGCGGTTCGGGACCCCAGAAGATCGGTAGCCGTGGCGCGAAGAACGTTCAGCGCAGCGGCCCGAGCGCGCGCAATGTGCCCCCGAAGTCGAAGTTCCCGTTCCCTCCGGCCTTCCGGGAGGTCATCGGCGCGACCCCCGATGAGATCGGGTTCACCCTGGCCGACTTCGCGAAGGTTGTCCCGAGCGATCAGGAGATCGTCGAGATCGGCGTCTTTCAGGCCCGTACCGCGCTGATCATGGCATGGGGGGCGAGTCAGGGCAACGGGGCGCACGTCACCGCGATCGACCCGTGGGAGCTGACTGGCAACGTCTACGATCCGCCGTTCACCCTGGAAGGCACTCGCAAGCAGGCTGAGTACAACGTACAGAGCGTCGGCTACTCGGATCGGGTGCATCTGATCAACGCCTTCTCGCATGACGTGGCGGAGGTCTGGCAATCGGTGGGGAAGCTTCAGGCATCAACGGAGGTCAACGCCAGCAACTGGGAGATCCCTGACCGCAAAGTCGGCCTGCTGTTCGTCGATGGCGACCACACGAAGGATGGCGCCCGCCGCGACATCGAGGCTTGGGCGCCCCACCTCGCGGCGAACGCCGTCATCGCCGTGGACGACTATGGGCACGTGGACTGGCCGGGTGTCGGCGAGGCTGTGGATGAGCTTGTGAACGAAGGTTTCCTGGAACCGGTCACGATCTACCACGACCGCCTCGCGGTGACGCGCCTGACGAAGATGGCCGACACTGAATTCAAGTTCATCACCGCCATCACCTCCGAGGGTGTCGAGCCGGAGCCGCAGGTCTACGCGGACGCGCAGACCTCGGTCACGATGACCGATGTTTCACGTGAAACATCGCTGCCGACCGAGGCTGAGCTGAAGCGTCTTCCGATCGAGGAACTGCGCAAGCTCGCTGCCTCGCCGCCGTACAGCATCCCGCGCGCCGGCGTGACCGGTCGGGAGAAGCTGATCACGATCCTGCGCGAACACGCGGCGTGAGCAGGAACCGGCCGCCGACCGGACACGGCCGCAAGCCTCCTCCACCTCCGCCACACTCCAGTAGCGGCAAGGGGGTGTGTGACATGAGCGTTCCGTTGCTGGCGTTCTACGTCATGCTCGGACTCTTCGGGTGGGCACGTGACTGGATTCGGGGGCGGGCGTGAAGCTCAGTTGCAGTGTGATGGCGCACCCTGACCGGGCCGAGTACGTCGGCCAGATGATCACCGACCTCGGGCCCCTTGGCGAATCGGTGCCCGTTCATTGGGATCCAGAAGGCAAGGCGTCCGGGAACGCCGATCGGGTCTGGCGACAGGCCCGGTCAGCTTGGGGCATGTTCTCCGAACATGCTGACTGGCACGTGTTGCTGCAGGACGATGCCGTGCCGTGCCCGGACTTCCTCGAAGGGCTCGCGCTCGCACTCGATCACGTGCACGGCCCAGCGATCGTCAGCGGCTACCTCGGTCAGGGGCGACTCGTGCCGGCCAGATGGACAACCCTGGCCGGCCGTGCCGAGCGCGAGGGTGCGAGCTGGATACGGTCGAACACGCTCATGTGGGGGGTGTGTATCGCCCTGCGCACCGTTGACATCCCCTTGATGATCGACTGGGCGGATCGGCGTGCAGCGATCCCCGACGACATGCGTGTCAGTGGTTGGGCGAAGCGTTTCGAGCGGGATGTCTGGTACACCTGGCCGAGTCTGGTTGATCACCGCCCGGTCCCGTCACTGACGAAGCACCGGGCGCACGACCGCACGGCGCGTCGGCTTTTGATCAGTTCGGCCAGAGATGTCTCATGGTCGGGCCCTGTAGTCACGGACCCGATGGTGACCTTGCGGCGCTCCGGCAGGTCTGGACCGTCAGTAAGGCGTCAAGCTGCGCAGACGAAGGTCATCGGCCAGTAGAGTCATAAGGCAGCGCCATCACTCTAAAGGGGGCGTGGTGCCTAATTGGCTCAAAGCACTGTCCATGATCGTTGGTTTGGGAGGGTGGTTGGCGACCGTGATCGTTTCCCTCATGCGTGGTGAGCTACCCGACGCGACAACGCTCGGTGTCCCCGTGGCATTGATGGTCGCCCTCGCCCCACCCGTTACGATCACCCGCGGGCAGGACACCGGCAACTCACCTTCGGACGAAGCGGAGCAAGCCCCGTGAGCATTGTTTACATTGTGACCGGAAGTATCAGTGTCATCACTGGGATCGTTGGTGGCTTTGTCCTGAGGCAGCATATTGCCCGTCTTGACGAACGGGATGCCGCTCGCCGCGATGGGTCGTTTCTCGAAATCGGCGAGCGGCCGATCGCGGGAATCGATCGCTCAAGCCGAAAAGGCGTCTGACGAGGACTCACCGGACCCGTGAGTTGTGAGGTTATCGAACTCGTGAGTTGCTGTGAAATGTGAGGTGACTCGCGAGTCACCTCACGCGCTCTATCCAGCCGTGTGAGTTGCCTGTCAGCGCCAGGTCTCCGCCAGAACTCTGGAAACCGAGGAACGTCACGGTGTCACCGGCCGTCATGACGCGTCGGGCGACAAGGTTCACGATGATGTTGGATGCGTTCAGTCCGGCCGTGGTCGGGATCTGATTGATGATGTACTCAGAACCGTTCACGTTGATACGCGCCTGCCGCACGCCAGCGGCGACCGCCTGAGATGCGTACCGAACGACCATCCCGATCTCGTAAAGACCCCCTTGGCCGGAAGGGATGGTGAACGTCGAGCCGGAGCCGGGGTACATGTCACCGTCATCGACGGTGACAGCAGACGGGGTGATGGCGGTGATGTTTCCGGTCGTGAAGGTGGGCGTGCCGAAGGTTGCGAATGCTGACGGGTTGGCTGTGGCCGCGGAGCCGGCGGTCTGACCGAGCACGAGCAGATCACCGCGGTGCACAAGAACCTGAACGGTCCGGCCGACCACGAGCCCGAGGTTCGACCCGACCACCGGCACGTCTTCCACCGTGACGCCGGACAACGTGATATCGACCGTGCCATCGGAGTTGATAACCGTGACCGTGGCGGTGCGCAACCGCAGCGGGTCCTCGCCGTCTTCCTTCGGAACGATCTTCTCCAGCAAGCGCGTGTAATCGGTAGCGCTCATGCGAGCTTCCTCAATTTAGCCCCGGTCTCGCCTGTCAGGTCCACAGTGACGGAGTCGACCCAGTAGTTGTCACCACCGGAGCTGACGAGGTCTCCGGCGTCGATGGTCGGGTCGTACGGCCGAGTCATCGTGTAGGTGGCGCCGGCTCCGACACTCGCGGCCAGCGCGGCATCGGCAGCAATCTGAGCTTCGCCTACGGTCCGAATCAGCGGCGAAGAGAAGAACTCCGTCTTGCGGCCGTACGGGCTGCTCCCCGGGGTCGTGCCGGCATAGGTCGGGGAGCCGGGATCGGTATCCATCGCGACGGCCTGAACGGGCGTAGCCCCACTGGCCGCCTCGCCGCGGGCGACCACCACGTTTGCCGGTCGAATGTCGAAGTCGGCCGACAGGGACGTCAGGTCACCGAGCGTGTAGAAGCCCGATTCCGTCTGATTGATACCGAGGATGGCAAGCTGCCCCGACCTGTCGTACCGGGCTGTCCATCCCTGGCCGCCGAGAACGTCGAGCACCTCCGACCACGGCGCCGTGCCAGGGTCGAGGCCGAACACCCATTTCACGCCCAGTGGTGTCGACACGGCGCTGATGTTCGGGTCTCGACCAGTGCGGTTAATGAACACTGCCCGGACCATCTGCGAAGAGGTCGAGGCGGCTGAGACGGTGAACGGTGTCTCGAAGCGGTAGCGCTCGACTCGGTCCGAGAGGTCGATCAGGCTGATGTCGGTGGTGCGGGAGTCCGCCGTAACGGTCGTGCTGGCCGAGGAGATGTCATACACCCCGTACGGCACTGAGCTGACCGTGCCGTCGATCAGCTCAAGCCCCATCCTCACGGAGACCGTCGATCCGAACGGGGTCAACAGGTCACCGGGGCTCGTCGGCATGAGATCAGTGCCGACGAAAGACAGCCGCCCGTCCCATCGGCCGTTGCGCCGCTTGTCCTGTGTCAGTGACCCGGAGACCGGCTCCAGTACCTCACTGACGCCGGCCCGAGTGACGGTGACCTCGAACCATCGCCGGTACCCGGTCGGCATGTCCAGCGCGGCTTGGTGCCGCGCTGAATCGAATCTTGAGACCATCTAGTTCACACCCGTCCCGTGATCGTTCCTGTGATGATCATAGAAGGGTTTCCGGCTCACAGTTACAAAAGGGTTTCAGGCTCGACAGTTGTCGGCCAGGGTTGGCGCACCATGGTCACGCTGAGGACCTTCACGTTCGGCGCCGGCCCATCGACAGTCCAGCCGGACGGCGCGAACCATCCCGCTGTCCCGCCGAGCGGCGCCCAGTAGACCCGATCTTCACTGAGAAGCTCTTCGAGTTCATCGATCGCATCCTTGCCTTCGACCGCGATGACCAACTGCAGGTCCTCACCCCTGATCGACGTGGACACGGTGTGCACTCCGCCATCGAGCGAAACCGAATCGACCACGAGACGGGGGAAGTTGCTGCTGCGCTGCGTGGCGACGCTCAGGGAGACCCCCTCCGCCGTGCTGAGGCGGTCAAGATCGTCACCGAACGCCAACGCCGGCACGGTGGCCTCCGCGTATTCGCTGGTCTTCAGCTCAGGCGTGGCCAGCGCTCCGCCGTCGACCGTGCCTTCAAGCCGGACGAAGTGCGCCTCTTTGTAGATCGGGGTGTGATCGGCGCTGCCGGTGGTGCCGGAGCCTGAGTCGGAGACGGCGGCCAGGACAGGGCCCGTGTCGTCGGAGTCGTGCACATGGTCAACGGTCGGCACGTTGCCGAGATCGCCGGCTGTGTCACGTAGATGATCGGCAGTTTGCGAGATACCGACACTGATCGTGTGCGAGTGCGTCACTACTCCGCCGTGACTGTGCACCGGGGTCGAGTGCGTGTGCGTTGCCGCACCCCCGGTCGAGTTGACAGCGTTGGAGCCGATGTCACGCGCGAACCAACCGCGCATGTCCGGCGTGCCGTTGCTGCCGTTGCACAATGTCAGCACGGACGGCAGTGCGGCAACGGTGCCGTTGTACAACCCGATGATGCGCGTCTGTGCACCGTTACCGGTGTTGCGTAGCACCCTCAGCCGTCTGTTCAACGGCTCCATGGTGCCCGTTCCGGTGACGCCCCCCGACAGGGTTTGGATGGTGCCTACCGTCCCGCCCACGATGTTCACCGGGTGCACGTGCCTGCCATGCCATGGAGGTGTGTTCCCGCCACTGTTCGCTTCGGTGGGGGATGCCGGTCCGGACAGTCCGGTCGTGCCATCAGGATGATCATGTGACGGGGACGTATGCGTGTGCGAGTCAATCGCGTGTCCGTGCGTGCTACCGCCGGTCTGCGCCCCGCCGTTGCCCGCAGCCGCTGCGCCCTTGAGGAAGCGGCCAGAAGAGGAGCTATCCGCAGTCCAGCCTGAGACGCTCTCGGTCGCCCAACCCAGGGCGCCGATCGGGTACACGACCGCTGAGCCGTCGGACCGGATCCAGATCACCTCCCTGGCCGGGGGCGAGTTGGTCTGCGTGTCCGTGCCTGCCGCAGTCGAGCCGCTCGCCACGGCTGAAGAGAAACCGCTCGTCAGCGGCAGCGTGTGGCTGTGCGACTGGTTGACGGTGGCCGTGTTGGCACCGTTGAACCGATCGGTAGTCGTGGACGTGTTGTCCGTGTCGGTGGCCGCAGGCATGGTGTGCTGATGCGATGCGATTGTGTGCGTGTGCGCGGGAGTCGTGTGCGAGTGTGACGCGCTGCCGCCAGTGGTACTAGGTGCACCCGTCCCGGAAGACCCACGGGGAAAATAGCCGTCGTAATCGGTGACCCTCAGCCACCCTGACGGGATGCTGGCCGCCGTGCTCGGCCAACCGAGGATCAACCCCACGGGGATGCTGGCGGGGATGGTGACGGTGGTCGAGACGTAACCCCAGTACCGGACCCGGTACGTCAGGTCACACTCTTCGGGCACCTCGGTGCACTCGTCATCGACCATCTCGGTCGTCGAGTCGAGCTGAGGAATCGCCAGGTCCAGATACGTGCCATCGAGCGCATCGGCCAGCACGGCGATCCTGGCCGACCCGGTGCAGTCATCCCGCCAGACCTCAGCCACGACATAGTCGTTATCCCATGTCTGGCCACCCGGGTTCGCCCATGTCAGCCGGTACCCGTCACCTTCGGCTTCCACGGTGAGCAGGGGCGGAGAGGGTGGGGGAATGACATTCAGGACCGTGAAGCTGATGACCTGCTCATGCTCGAACGCGTCCGTTCCACGGATAGTCGACTGAACGCTGAAGGTCGCCGTGTACGCGCCATCTACCAGACCCGACGACAGCGGGACCGAGGTCGGCGGAGTACCCGAGCCCGAGGAGATGAACACGTCGCCAGTCCCATCGGCGACGGACACCTGCCAGTCCAACGCGGGCAAGCCGTCGTAACCGACGGCGCCGAAGTACAGGTCGGGCTGATTCGTGTCGGAGACGGTCCCGCCGGAACGGTCCACGCCGGCACTGTCACGGACCTGAGCGTCATAGTCGGGTCGCGCCCGGGTGTCTATGTCGACATAGACCTCCATCGTGCGCATCGCCGTGGCGCCACTGGCCGGGTTGTACAGGTCCCCGCCCGCGTACATGACGGACAGCGCCGTAACTCTGTCCAGATCAAAACCGGGGCTGGTGTACCAAACCGTCTGATAATCCGCGAGCGTCGAACTGACCGCGATGATGGCAGTCTCAACGACCGTCCCGGTGCCATCGGCTAGACCGAGTCCAGCGGGCAGGTTCGCCGTTCCCGCGTTGGTCTGCGCACGTACCCGAGCGCGCACCTGATGCCGCTGATAGTTCGCGGTCGGGGTGTGCGGTTCAAGCCGCACCGTCCAGTAGGAAGACCCATCCGGCAGGTTCACATAAGTGGCATCGGAGTTGTCGGAGGTGACGGCGGCCAGGGTGCCCGAAGGAACGGTGGAGGACCCTCCAGCGGCCATGTCGGCAGTCGGCCTCAGGACGTCTACGATCACGCCGTCATCCTCTCACGTGTCCGCTTATGCCGAACGGCCGGACATCTAGCTGTGCGCCCTTCTGGCCGCGCCTCACAGGTCATCGACCTGAGGGCCCGGCT